AGAGACAGAATCGTCAGACGATTTTGCAATTCAAGTGTTGAAGATAAATAGAGAAAAACAAATCAATACTCTAGTGCATTCTTATGCTCTTTCAGGATCTGCGCTAAAAGATCATATTAAATATTTCTTATATCTATTGCAAAACTTTAATGTAGTAGGAATTTGTATGGACTATAACGGTGGTGTTCAGTTCATGAATTCTTGCAATGAAAGCGAACTATTTAAAGACGCTAAGATCAGTTTGAAATCAATAGTAACGGAATTTGAGCGTCCAGAAGAATATGCCCAGAACCTTTACGCCGCAAAAAGTGAATATAACAAATCAGATTATAAATATGTGTTTTTGAGAAAGCCAACTTCTGGTTGGATACGTTTAGCGAATGAATTATTGCAAGCAAATTTCGATCATCGTCGCACATATTTTGCGAGCAGAGCTATCGACGATAACTTCAGAAGCCAAACTAAAAAACATATTGGCATTAGTGATCTAAAATTTTCTAATGCTTTAGATAGTGAAAAAGAAAATGAAGAAGCTAAGATGATTGACTTTGTAGAACATTTGTCAGACATGATCATGCTTACAAAAACAGAATGCGCTCTTATACAAATAACAACTTCTGCACAAGGTATGCAGAATTTCGATCTTCCAGCTAATCTTAAACGTAAATCTGGTCCAGATAAGCCTAGAAAAGATAGTTATTCAGCATTAGTATTAGGTAATTGGCTTTGTAAGATATATTTCGATATGGGTAATACTCAGGTTGATGATATTACAGAAACTTTTGAGCCTATGTTTATAGCTTAAAGTTAAAAAGTCACTTTCAAAGTTACAATGTGTAACTATTATTAACATGAGTCGCAAATATAATAAAAGATCAGATTATTGGAGTAAGTTTTCAAAGGCAGATGAACGCTTTATTAAAGGATTACTCAGAACCTTCGCTTGTTGGCGACCCGTTTTACGAGCAAAGTACAGCTTCCACATACGAACGAACTGGAACTAGCGAAACAACTAATCTTCGCAGAAACCTAGCTTATGTAGGACCAAAGATATATAAATATGGTAACATTAGAGAAGGTATGTTGCCATTTGAAATGTCTATTAACGGATACAATATCCGCGATGCTATCGAATTATGTCAGAAAGCTTATGCCAACGTAGCTATTTTCAGAAATGCAGTTGATATCATGTCTGAATTTGCTAACGCCGAAATTTATTTAGAAGGTGGAAGTCAAAAAGCTAAAGACTTCTTCACCAAGTGGATGAAGTATACAAGAATGTGGGACGTAAAAGATCAATACTTCCGCGAATACTATCGTAGTGGTAACGTGTTCTTTTATAAGATCAACGCTAAGTTTGAAATCGATGACTTCCAAAAGCTTTTGGAAACATACGCTTCGTATGATGGATCTTCGTATAATACAGATATTAAATTGTATAATTATCCAACACCATACGATGTAAAGAACTTGGTTCCTGTTCAATATATATTACTCAATCCATTTTATCTAACAACAAATCATACAAGCTCTTGGCATCAAGTTGTTTATCAGAAAATACTTTCCGAATACGAATTGGAAAGACTAAGATCTCCCAAAAATGAACATGATAAAACCGTTTTTGAAAGCTTAGATAACGACACTAAAGAAAAAATAAGATTAGGACAATGGGCTAGAGATGGTTTGAAGATTCAATTGAATCCTACTGATATCATTTATTCTTTTTATAAGAAGCAAGACTATGAACCATTCGCCGTACCATTTGGTTTCGCGGTTCTTGATGATATCAATTTTAAAATGGAAATGAAAAAGATTGATCAAGCTATTTGTCGCACAATTGAGAACGTCATCTTGTTGATAACTATGGGAACTGAGCCAGCTAAAGGCGGCATCAACCATAAAAACATAAAAGCCATGCAAAGTCTTTTGAGCAATCAATCTGTTGGTCGTGTTCTCGTTGCAGATTACACAACAAAAGCTGAGTTCATTATTCCTGACATGAACAAAGTTCTAGGATATGAAAAATACAAAGTAGTTAACGAAGACATCAAAGAAGGCTTGCAAAATATTCTTATTGGATCAGAAAAGTTTGCTAATACTACAGTAAAAGCTCAAGTATTCTTTGAAAGATTAAAAGAAGCTAGAAAAGCTTTCTTGAATGATTTCTTACAGCCTGAAATGGAATTGATATTTCGTAATCTAGGATTTAAAGGTAAGTGTCCAATCGCTAAGTTCGAAGAAGTTTCTATTAAGGATGAAACACAGTTTAATCGCGTTGTAACTCGCATGATGGAACTTGGAATATTGCCACCAGAAGAAGGTTTGAAGGTCATCGAAACAGGTATATATCCAACTCAAGAAGAGTTAGGTATTGCTCAACAAAAATTCGTCGAAGAAAGAAAGAAGGAAGGGGTATTATAATCCAATCGTTGGCGGCGTTCCTGTTATTCCTCCAGCTATGCCAGAAGTTCCAACTGGTGGTGGCACTAAACCTCCAATGAAAAAGACAACCACTCCAACAGAAAGAGGTCGTCCTGTTGGTGCCAAAGCTTCTGTTTACGCTAAAGATGCAATTGCAAAGGTTATGGAAAAGACCAAAGATTTATATTCTATTGTTGAAGCGGGGCTAAAAAAGAAATACGCCAAAAAGAATTTAAATTCAGAACAAAAGAAACTAGCTCAAGGAATTTCTGAAGCAATTATTTTAGCTTCTGAATCAGATAATTGGTCAAGTGTTGCTTCAGAAGTTCTAAATGATCCTAATAAATTAGATACTTTAGGAATATTAACTGAAATTCAAAATACCGCTTCAGAACATGATTTAGATACATATGCTGCGGGTCTTTTATATCACAGCACTAAATATTCCGTGTAAAATCTAATATTATGTTTCTTTATAAGACAAAATTTGACAATATCGTTACGGCTTCATTGAATTTTGATAAGAATATCCTCTTGTCACAAGCTTCATTGGAACCTCTCAAGTCAATTATTCCTTCTTCAGTTAATCTAGAAAAAAATGTTGACTTGGTTGGTGCTGCATTTAATGCCGCTGTTGTAAATCGTTTCAATAAGAACGGTGACGGTATTGATACAAACACTGCAATTGCTTTTAAGAAATATTTTATTCATAAGCCAACAAACATTGAACATAAAAAACAAAGAGTCGTTGGGCATATTGTTAATTCCGCTTTTTCTTCTTATGGAGAAAATAAAATATTATCCGATGAAGATGTAAAAGACACTCTTAATCCATTTAATATTGCTTTAGCTGCTGTAGTTTATAAAACAGTAGATCGCGACTTCGCTGATGCATTGATGGACTCAAATGATCCTCAGTCAGCTTTGTATGAAAAGATAAGTGCCAGTTGGGAAATTGGTTTCAATGAATACTTTGTTGCTGTTGGTAGTTTAGATCTCAAACAAGCTGAGATAATTACTAAAAAAGAGCAAATTGATGAATTTAAAAAATATTTGAAAGGCTTTGATGGACCTGGATTTATGAACGATGGTACTCCAGTATACCGTTTGGTTACTGGACGTATTTATCCATTAGGTATCGGATTCACTACTAATCCAGCGGCAGATGTTCAAGGAGTAGTAATTGATGATGGAACTTCAGCAATAAATTCAGACGATGATACTGAAGAAAATGATGAAGAAGAAGAGATGGAAACTGAAGAAGCTGAATCTTATGAAGTTAATTCCATAGATTTACTAAGCTTTAACAATAAAATATTTTCACAAAAAGAAAAACAACCTGTAAATAATACCAAAACTAAAACTATGGATTTAGAACAAATACTATCTGCATTAAAAACAGTTCTCGCTGAAAAGCAAGATTCTGTCAAGTTTAGTGAAGAAGCTGTTGCCTCAATTTCTGCTAAAATCGCTGAAAGCATTAAACTCAAGAACGACGAAATTAAGCTCGAAATGGAAAAAGCTGAAATCGCCAAGGCTGAAGCCGTCGCTCAAGCCGAACAATTCAAGAAAGATCTAGAAGAGAACAATAAGAAACTTTCTGAAACCGCTGCCAAGCTCGCAGAACTCGAAAACAAAATTTCTGCTCAAGCTGCTCAAGAACTTTATAGTTCAAGAATGAATTTACTAGATAGCGAATATGATCTTGACGAAGTTGATCGTCAGTTCCTCGCTAAAGAAGTTTCTGTTCTAGCTAATACTGATGAAGCTTTTGCTTCTTACAAAGATAAGATCGCTGTTCTATTCAGACACAAGAGCAAAGCATCAAAGCTAGATCAAGACAAGATTTTCCAAGAACGTTTAGAAGCTGAATTGGCTAAGAGAATGGGTCAAGTTAAGACTCAACCAACTGAAGTTGTCGAAAAGACAGTTGAGGTTGAAACAGCTTTGGCTAATGCCAAACGCGAAGAGCCAGCTATTCCCGCTCAGTCAATTACTCCTTCTGAAACAAAGACTTCTTGGAAAGAAAGACTAGGTAAGGCTTTCAGCAAAGAAAATATAACCGTTAAATTTTAAAAATATATGTCACTAAGATTATATCCATTCAGACAATATAGCGATGTTGATGTTATCAACATGTTCGCTAGCGACACTGTTGATGCCAGCCCATCTACAAATGGCAATGGTTCAGCCGGTGTTTTCGTTAAGGTATCTGCTGGTAATTTGGATCTAGATCCAATTCAATACACAGCTACCGATATCACAAATACACTAGGTAAAGCAGATTATCCTTTCTTGGGTGCTGCTCAATATCCTGCTGTACCTTTGAGATTCACTGCTGCCACTGCTGGTGAACCAGTTCTTGGCATCACATTGAATCAAACTCTCGCTGCTGATGAAAACGGCGAAAGACTACTTTATAATCCTGTAAAGAGAGCTGAATTGCAAGCTGTTCTTACTGGACAAGCTGTCCCTGTAGCTACTAAAGGTATCTTCACCTTGGCTGATACAGCTATCGATTGGGTAGATGCCAGCATGACTGTAAACAATCACCTCGTTATCTCTGCTAACGCTGGTAAGGTTTCTGGTCTAGCTGCTTCTGCTGTATCTCCAATTACTGGAACTACCAGCATCGTTGGTAGAATTTTGGGAACTGGTCAACGTGTTTCTCAGAATGGTAAGAGCGATTATTTCGCTGGAACCACCACTGGCAAGTACGCTCTAGTCCAAATCGACTGTGTAACTTCCTACGTTGTCTAATATTTAACATCTTAAAAATATGAAAATCGTTTTAAAGAGAACAGATGAACAAGT